GGGGGGATACTCGAAATAGCAAAACATATTAAATAATTATATGTCGCTACTTCGAAGCTACTAACATCGAAGAGGCAGAGAATGAATAGAAAATTAACACCTAAACAAGAAGCCTTAGTTAATACCATCGTAGCAACTGGTTGCTCTATTACTCATGGCGCTAAAGTTGCAGGATATGCAGAAGGCGAAAGCGGCAGAGTTACAGCTAGCAAGGCTCTTAAGCTTCCTCATGTGCAGGAATATATGATGAGGCAGATTCAAGAAACGATTGGATTGAATGCTACAAAAGCTGTACAACAGGTGGCGAAGTTAGCAACAGGGGCAAAGAGTGAATATGTTCAGCTTGAAGCAAGCAAGGATATACTAGACCGAGCAGGGTATAAACCTATTGACAGAGCACAGGTACAAGTCGCAGGGGATATTAGGGTCAACATAGATTTGGGGTAGCGGAGGAGCGAGACGCAAGGATCGAGCGAGGGAGCGGTAAATGTGTTAAGTTCTTAGTTACTGGTAGGTGCTTGCTATGTAGAGGGGGGGTCAAAAACGGCGGCACTGGTTGCCATAGTGATCTACAACAAACATTTTTCTTGAAAAAGGCTCGGTCTGTGTTAGAAGCAATTATATTTTTACTCTTAGGAAGCTTTGAGATGGCAGGAGAAAGAACACGCGCTATACTAAACTCTATCAAGCCTAGTGCTAAAGAGTATGCCCCTGCGCCTGTTATGCAGTCTATTATTCCCAAGGTTGGGAAAAGAACTAGGAATATAATTAATTCTTCTCTAAGTGTTAAAAATAACAACTTAGGAAATATAAAAAACTATTTTGAAAATAAATGGGTTGGTCAGGTTAATTATAATACTGATGATCTCTTTGCAGCTTTTGAAACGCCTGAGCTTGGTATTAGAGCGTTAGGTATGGTAATAAATGCAAATATTAAGGCAACTGATTCTTTTGAGACTTATGTAAACAGGTATGCTTCTGAACCAGAAGAGCAAAAATATTTTAAAAAAACTGGAAAGTTATTACCTCACTTGCAAGACTATGCAAAAGAAATAGCATTTAGCCAGGGTATAGTAAATACTAAGTCTGCGTTTCCAAAAGATATAGATATGTTATCTTGGGTAAGAGCAACAGCTAAAGCTGAAGGTGGACAAGCTGCATTAAATTATTTTACTGATGATATAATTTTAAGAGGTCTTTCTTTAGGAAAGGATGTGTAATGGGATTTCCATTAGAATTAATAACGATGTTAGGTTCTACAGTACTAGGCGGTGTTATGTCTTTATGGGGTCAAGCATTAAAAGCAAGAATGGAAAACAATAAGATGTTGTTACAGCGTGGCGAGTTTCGCGCTAGTGCTGCTAAAGATGCTAGAGAATACGGACGAAAAGACACACATTTTGCCTGGACGCGTAGGCTCATTGCCCTTGGTGCAGTGTTTTCTATTATTGTATTACCTAAAGTAGCTGCAATATTTTACCCAGAAGTAGGTGTTGTGGTTGGTTATTCAGAGATACAAGGCAATATATTTTCTTTCTTAGTAGGCTCTGATAGCGAAAAGGTTATTTGGAAGGAAGCAGCAGGGTTTGTTATTACACCCCTAGATACACACATTGTTAGTGCTATTGTCGGGTTGTATTTTGGTGCAGGATTTGCAAAATGAAAACAGAAGCGTGGACTAGAAAAGCAGGTAAAAACCCTAAAGGTGGCCTTAATGCAAAGGGTCGAGCAAGTTATAAAAAGGGTACACTTAGACCGCCAGTTAAGAGCGGTGACAATCCTAGACGCGCTTCTTTCTTAGCAAGAATGGGTAATATGAAAGGCCCAGAAAGAGATTCTAAAGGAAAGCCAACACGTTTACTTCTTAGCCTTAAAGCGTGGGGTGCGTCTTCTAAAGCAGATGCTAGAAAAAAGGCTAGTATGATTAGCAAAAGGAATAAAAAAAATGCCTAATGTAAAAGGAAAAAAGTTCGCATATACACCTAAAGGTATGGCAGCCGCTAAAAAAGCAGCAATGCCAGTTAAAAAGAAACCAGCAAAGAAGAAAAAGTAATGGCTAAACTTACCCAAAAACAAAAAGATACTTTAAAAAAACATTCCGTCCATCATTCTAGCGCACATATGACAATGATGCGAAAACTTATGAGAGCTGGCGAAACGTTTACTGCTTCACATAAGAAAACTCAAAAAAAGGTAGGTAAATAAAATGGCTAAAGGTTTATACGCAAACATAAATGCTAGGAAGAAAAAAGGTATTAGTAGGCCAAAGTCTAAGAGTACCATTACAGACAAAGCATATAAGAATATGAAAGCTGGGTTTCCCAAAAAGAAATGAGTTTTATATCTACATTATCTCCACAGGAGCTAGAGGTTTTAAGAACAGTTGTTAAGACTGTAAACTTTAAACATTATCCTAAAGATTTTTGCACTGATTATGAAGCAGATAAACTTATTGATTCTTTAGCTCCTGCTACTGTAGAAAAAATAATGCGTGTAGGTGTAGATTCTGGAATTGTAAACAAGTGATTGACTTTAAATACAAGCCTGATGGAGAAACCTTAAAACAATTTATGAAAGACGATACGTTTTTTCGCGGTATACGTGGGCCAGTAGGGTCTGGTAAATCTGTTGGGTGTTGTGTCGAAGTTTTTCGCAGAGCATTACTACAAAAGAAAAATGACCAGGGTATTAGGCGAAGCCGATGGGCTATTATTCGTAATACCAACCCACAACTTAAAACAACGACAATAAAAACTTGGCTTGATTGGTTTCCAGAAAGTGATTGGGGTAAGTTTACTTGGTCTGTTCCATACACTCACAATATTAAAAAGGGCGATATAGAGTTAGAAGTTCTATTCTTAGCCCTTGACCGCCCTGAAGATGTCAAGAAATTGCTATCCCTCGAACTTACTGGCATCTGGATCAATGAAGCTAGAGAAATACCTAAGAGTATTATTGATGCGTGTACCATGCGCGTAGGGCGGTTTCCTTCTATGCGTGAAGGAGGGCCAAGTTGGACTGGTGTTATTGCAGATACTAACGCTCCAGAAGAAGATCATTGGTGGCCTATTATGTCAGGCGAAGTTCCGATACCAGATCATATACCTAGAGAACAAGCTAAGATGCTTGTTAAGCCTGATAACTGGGTATTCTTTACACAACCCTCTGGAATGAATGAAATTCTTACAAAAGAAGGTGAGATAGAATGTTACAAACCAAATAAAAAAGCAGAAAATTGTAACAATATGATGGACTCATACTATCCTAACCTTATACAAGGTAAGACAAAGAGTTGGATTGATGTCTATGTAATGAATAGATTGGGTACTATTAAAGATGGTAAACCTATATATCCTATGTTTGTAACAGAAACACACGTTGCTAAAGAAGAAATACCAGTTGCAGCAGGTAATCCGCTTTATATTGGGCTTGACTTTGGGCTTACACCTGCGGCAGTTCTTGGTCAAAAAGTAAGAGGTAGGTGGTTTGTACAATCAGAAATTGTTGCGTTTGATATGGGTATTGTTAGGTTTGCTGAAGTTCTTCGGGAAGAAATTGCCACTCGGTTTTCTGGGGTTTCTGAGGTTCTTATATATGGCGATCCTGCTGGTGATTTCCGCGCGCAAACCGACGAGTCCACCCCTTTCCATGTCCTTCGAGGTGCTGGTCTTAGAGCATATCCCGCTCCGTCTAATTCCGTTGACCTTAGACTTGAGTCGGTTAATTCGCAACTTAACAAAATGTCTGAAGGCAAACCTGCGTTTTTGGTAGATAGGCGTTGCGCGCAGTTAATTAAAGGGTTTGAAGGTGGGTATCAGTACAGAAGAATGGAAGTATCTGGGGAAAGATACGCTGATAAGCCAGATAAAAATATGTATTCACACATACATGATGCATTACAGTATATGCTTCTTGGTGCAGGAGAAGGCAGAGCATTAATGAACAATCAAGTAGCTGCAAAACCTACGATAGCTAGAACTAACTTTGATGTTTTTGCTAAACAAAAGTCTCCAAGACGTAGACAAGGATTATGGTCACGTATGTAATTGTGCGTTGAATTATTATTTATTCTATGCTTATCGGGCATAAACAACAAAGAGGTATATTATGTGTTTGAAGGGTATTTTAAGTGGTGGTAAACCTACAGATCCTGGGACTTTTGAAGAATGGTCGCTTAAACAAAAACAAGCAGGTGGAGATGTAAGAAAAACAGATTATGATGCCGCTTTAAAAAGATGGGAAGGTTCTGACGAATTTAAAAAACAAAAAGAAAATAAAAGTGTTGAAGATTTACAAGAAGAACAAGAAAAAGAAATAGAAGAAGCGAAAAAAAGTGAAGCACAAAAAACTGCTGAAGCTAAAGAAAAAGCTATGGAAGAAAAAATAGCTACAGTAACAGCACCAGTATCTACTATGGAAGCTGATGA